GTAGAGAATTCGCCACTAAAAGAAACATTTGATGCGTTGTTGCGATTTTGGATGCGTAAGGCTGTCTTTTGGTTGACGAATCGAGCGCCCCTGGAGGCGTTGCAGCTGGAGCAACTCGGGACGAGATTGGAGCGTTCGTAAGGGTCGCCTCCGCGATCCAGCTCCACCACGTGATCAACCTGAGTCGCATTGGTTCGCTTGCCTTTGATCCTGCACCAATGGCACTCTGAGTCTTCTTCTAGAACAAGCCGGCGTACTTCCCTCCAGCGTTTGGTTGAGTAGATCGGGTTGCCACTCATCTCATCTTGCCGATCTTGGAGATGGCTTCTATGCAGTCGGGTTCATAGGCCACTAGGAGCGCTGGAAACTGCATCCCCATCGGTTTGCCTAGTCTCATGAATTTGAGGTCTGGAGGCAGTAGAACCATCTGGGCATCGGATTGCCAGATTCGTTGTGTCCAGTTGTTTCGAGTGAGTGGAAGCAGTGCAACACCGTTCCGATGTTCTCTGAACTTGTCTGCCCAAGGGGTCATTTTGGAGAATGGTGGATTCATCCAGACGCGACCTTCCCACGTGGAGTTCAGTCCGTCGTCGCCTTTGCTGTAATGCCGTTTGGCTGGTATCCAATCGATACCGCCTGGAGGTGCAGCAACATCTAGGTCAAAGGTGAGGCCCATAGCGTCAAAGATCCACTTGGGCGTGTACCAGTCGTCATTGGTGATCTGGACTTGTTCTGCACTGAATAAGGATGCCTGGTCATCTGCCATGAAGTTCCATCCCTATGAGACATCCACACTTCTCTAGCTCTAGACCTTTGACTACTCTCCAGCCAGTATCTCGACATTGTCCACAAGCCTGATGATCACCTACTTGAGAACGGTTACCGATTTTCTCGTAGTCTTTAGTATTCAGTTCTTGATATACGTCGCCATTATCCCCGTCAGGATTATCCTCACGAGGTGCGACCTGGGACGATGAGTTCTGCACAGACTTATTCACAGTCTGTGGAGTGTCAAAGACAAGGGTGTCGTACTGCCACTTTCCGCCTTCGTCCTGGTACCTTCGGCGCTTGATATAGCCGGCGGACTCCAGCTCAGTCATGGCTGTCCTAATGGCATCTATGCCCTCTTTCTTGACGGTCGCTAGATGCTTCGTCGAGGTCCGCCAGTTGTCTGGTTTCGAGAGGACGAAAATGAGGACTGCTGTCGCTTTGAAGGTGAGCCTCTGATCGTGGATGATCTCGTTCCTGATCTGTGTCCAGTTTGCCTCTGGTCGTGGCGCTCGATAGATACTCATCCGAGCCGCGTCCAGTTGTTCTCAATCATTGTCTCGCAATACATGACGCTCTTTGACATTGCGCTCATGAAGATGCCGTCAATGGTCAGGTATTCCATTTGCTCGCCGATCGTTCGGACGGCGAAAATATAGACGTGATGACGATCTGTGTCTGAGGTCTTGAATAGGACGCGCATTGGTCGGACGGGTTGCATCCATTCGGAGGTTGTCGGGGTTTCGGGGTTCATTGTGCTTCTTCCTTTTCTTGTAGTGATTTGAAGTGTTTGAGTGCTGCACTCGGTGGAGCGAGCTGAGCAATCGAGAGGGTGTGAGCGTCGGTTGTGTAGTACCTACCGCTGAACGTCTGGTTGCCGTGTCCGTCGTCGTCCATCATCGGATCGCCTGCCAGGTTTGGTTGTGCAAGCCTCCAGAACTTGTCTCGGGAGCATCCGCCGAGAAGCCAGACAGCGTCCGCCTTGCCGGCGACAAACTGCAATCTGGTGAAGAACATGAAGTCGGAGGCCTCGGTGTCTTTTTGGCGTGACGCGACGTTGACGACATAGTGCATTTTGGGCGCGCTGGAGACCTTCTGAGTCTTGACCTCAATGGTGTGGCCTGAGTACAACTTGACATCTGAGGAAGCACCTTCGTTCTTGAAGGCGAGAAGGTTGTTGCTCCAGCAGTAGTCGATCAGTGCGATCTCGCCGATCGCTCCAATGAGTTTGTGTTCTTCCTTGTAGTCATGGCGGTCCGCGAACGCGGTTTCGTGGAGGTCTTTGACGAACTCGTTTGCTTCAAAAACCATTCGTTCGGAGACCTGCATCCTGATCATCAGAAGGCTTCCCCGTTGTCGGTTTTGGCTGCTTTGAGCTGATTGACCAGAGCCTCAAAACTGTCTTTGTCTTTGGGGCATTCGCCGGCATGACCGAGTGCTTTGAGTAGTCGTTTTTGACCTTCGGTTGCTTCCCAAGGTTTACGGGGCCGTTCGTCGGCGCGACGATTTACGACCTCTTCAAGGGATGCCATCTTGGGGAACGACATCATGAGACCAGCGAGACGACCGAGACAGCTGGTTGAGGCGTTCATTTGTTCGGAATCGCGAGTGAACGAGTTTTTGCCTGGAAAGGGCTCGAAGCAGGTTGCTTGGCAGGGGACGGGGTCGTCGGGTGTTCGCCAGGCCTGCATGGTGACACTGATGAAAGTTCTGTCTCCGATCGTGATGATCTCTGGACGGTGTTCTTTGATTCGGAGCTCGGGCCACTTTGTGAGCAGAGCTGCGAAGCGTGTCGGTACGTCTACATAGTCACTCAGGTCCAAAGCGCTCAGCCTCCTCAAATCGTGTGATCGTAGATGTCAGTGATCCGAACGGATCGTTTGCTGGTTTGTAGAAGCCGATCAGTTCGTCATAGAGATCGGAGGCCATACCTTGCCACCAGAGAATGCGTTTGTTTCTGATTGTCAGACGGAGCTCTAGATCGGCGATTTGCTTCTCTAGTTCTCTGATCGTCTGAGCCATACCGTCGGGGTTGCTCATTGGATAATCCTTCCTAGTGGGATAATCCGAGACTAGCGGATGGGTGTGTCAGAGTGGAGCATTGCTCGGCGCTGGTTTTCCGAAGTGCCTCCCCAGATGCCTGGAAGGGCTCGGTACTCAAAAGACAGCGCGTAGTTCAGGCAGTCCGCGATGACGGGGCATGACTCACAAACGGCGACAGCCCTCCTTAGTTGTTTCCATGCTTCAGGGCCTACCTCAGGAAAAAACCAATCAAGCGGGAGATCACGACACGCTGCATCAGCTTGCCAGTTGTGCCGGCTTAACATGAGATGCTCCAGGGTTGCCATCCACACTTCCCAGCCTCTTCGCGCGCATTCCAGAGCAGGAAAGCAAAACGAAGATTGGATGACGGGACCGTCATGTCGTCCAGTGTCCATCCTATTTCAGACAACCACTCTTCGTGGATTTGGTTAATCTGTGTAAGGCCCGTATCGCTGGAGCTCCTAGCAAGTGGCTGACAACGCGATTCTTTCCACATGACTCGACCGAGCGTCTGGAGGACTTCGGTCCGGTTGGGCCATCCCATCTCTACGGCGAGAGGTAGCCATTCTTGACACTTTGTGTCTGGATGAATCTGGGCGAGCTGTGGGAGCGTCGTAGTGGTCTCTACGGGCTCGTCATAGATGGAAGCGTTTTCCTCTGCTATCTGCTGAGCGATCGCGGCTTGACGGTCTGCTTCTTGCTCTTGTGTCAAAGGAACGATCTGTACGGTCTGAGGGACTCTGACAGTGGTCTCTGATGGAGATTCAGGTGATGATCCGAAAATCATGACTAGACCGAAATACGATAACGCGACGAGCGTCAGGAACTTGAAAGGGTGCATTAGTGCCTCCAGTGTCGGGACTCAGCTGGTGCTGTGTTCTCTTGGCTGAATCATCTGACCGACTCTGATGACCAATGTCAAGTCATCCAGCAAAGATCCGAGCGAAGGCATCCTCCACGAGCTTCGGGTTGTCCGCAAGGATTGGCGCAACTTCCACGTGTGTCCAGCTGGCTTGAGGGGTGCCGGCGTTTCGACTGATGGTATAGACCAGCCAGGTGTCGCGAGAGCTGCGATATCCAGCTCCCCACTTGTCTGTCGGCATCGGTACGCCGACCCCGTCGTAGGAATGAATCTCTTCGATGTTGAGTGCATCGCGGTGCTCAAAGAGAAACTCGACAAGTGCCTTGCGTTGTGCCTTTGTACCGCTGAGATCAACTGCTCGCCAAGTCGCGTGAACTGACAGCTGAGGCCCTGACCGCATCGGTCGGTTTGCATAGATGCCAATGTTCTTGACTCCGAAGAGGAACTCACAGAACTCAACAAACCGTTTTGTGCCGGCGCGTGGAGTGGGATGGTTCCCGTCAGTGTTTCCTGTATAGGGGCGCTTAGTCATTGTCTTTGTCTCCTTTGTCCTTAAGGCCGTTTGACGCGAGAATCCCTGAAAGGGCACCAGTGAGGAACAACATCATTGGCGATAGGAGGGACCAGGCGCTTTCATCATTGGGCGACACTTCAAGCGGTTGTACGACGAAAAGCAGTCCGTAGAGCAGTGACGCGGTGCTTAGGACGAAGGTCGCCGAGAGGGTGATTCCGACGACGAGGATGAGTCGAGCCTTAATCTCTGAGTTTGTGTATTTCTTCATTCAGTGCACCTTGTTGAGGATGGATTGGTTTGGCAGTTTTCGCGAGTGCGGTCATTGCATCCAGTGACGAGAAACATGAGCACTATGGCGAGAGCTGCGATGATGCCGAGAGTTTTCATGGCATCGGATGATTGCTGTTGTAGACGGACTGCTCAACCCATGCTTCATACTCTTCATCGTTCATGAGTCGTTCGGTGTCGTCTACTTGAACGTAGACGGAGTCTTGTGGGTAGAGGGCCTTGTATTCTTGTTCGGTCATGTCAGTTCCTTAGTCCATACACTCGAATCGTTCCGCCTGTCAGAGTTCCTGAAGCCGGCGCAATGATGAAACTGGTGTAGCTGGTGGTGTTGTTTAGGTAGCCATTAGTCGTACCTGCGAAGAATGTGCTGTTCTCTACTGAGGCGCGGTATGTGGTCGGTTTTGTGAGAAATGGTGAACTGAGTCTGATGTCGGCACTGAGGCCTGTTGTCTGTCCTGTCCCTGCATAGTCCCATGAGGCGACATTCGCTCCTGCCGTAGCTGCTGGTGTTGCGTTGTAGATCGTGTAAAGAAGCGAGTAATAGTAGCCCGTTACGGTTGCGCCGAGTTTCAAGTTGAGAACCGTCGCTGCAGCGGAAGACACTCCTCCTGAGACTGTGATCAGATAGTTGTCGTAGTCGCTTGTAAATGCGCCCGTCACTGTCACGCTTGAAACTGCGTTACCGATGGTCTGTGTTTTGACAAGCCACAAGCCGACAGCGTTCATTTCTGCGCTAGTCAATACTTGACCAGTGTTGAAGGTGGGGTAGGTCATTGTGCTCCTTTACCAGCCGAGGCGGCTGGTGTCTAAGATACCTAATTGCGATGAGTCAAGGGTGAAGAACTGGTAGTACGTCGCCGGCGAAAAATAGACAGTGAAGTCTGATTTGTCTGGAGTGGCGCTCACGCTGATCCCTTCAATTGCGACCAGAACGGTTGTGTCTGATCCTGCTCCAGGGACTCGATAAACAAGGTTCCAGAGTCGCCGGCCTGATCCGATCGAGTTGATAAATGTCTCTATAAATCGACTCATGATTGTTTCGTCTTGGGCGAGGTCGCGAAAACTGATAGACCACGTTTGAGCTTCGGGGTCGGCTTGTGAATCTGAAAGCCATTGAGCGAGTGCTAGAGCTTGTGTCGTGGTCGCGTCCACTGTTGAGACTGACTGCTGAGCGTTGCCGTAAGCAGTGAGTGAGGCCGAGTTTGTTGCTGTTTGTGAGGCGAGACCGTTCGGGTTCACGGTCACGTTGTTCATGAAGTTGAGGCCTGCTTTGTCGTGCCCGAACGCGTAGTAGGTGATCGCTGTGGCGCTGGTCGCGTTTCGAGTAAAGCTGAAACCAGAGACCGAGCTAGAGACTCCGTTTCGTGGGATCATGTTTGTCTCAAATGAGTAGTAGTTCAGCAGACCTTTCTCGGTTGCATCTATCAAGTTCAAATAGTTCAGCATGGATCCCGAGTAGGTGATTCCTGCAGCAGTGGATGAGCCTCCACCTGAGCCTTGAAAGTCGCCGATCTGATAGGGCGCTGTTCTCCAGAGGTTTTGAAGCTGTGTAATTGTTGCATTTTGAGCAAGAACGACACTAGAAACGACATTGCGACCGTTTCGCGCGAGTACGTCCACCAGGCTCACCGTGATCGTGGAGAGTCCCGTGTTGCCTGGATAGTCATTAAAGACGACATCTTGGCACCAGAAAGACTGTTCGCTGTTGTCTGCCTGGACGTATAAATTCCAAACCGAATTGAACGTGAAGTACTGCGCAATGTCTGTCTGGTTTTTGAGCGTGACCGACAGTGTTCCTCCGCTGTATTGGTCAAGATAGTTCTGTCGGCCCTGCATATAAGAGAACGAAAGAACGCTTGTAGAGACATCTACAACGGAAGGTGATGATCGGTAGAGCTCCCAGACGACCTTTGTCATTACATGGCCCGCGTGTTAATCGGTAGCGGTCCAGACTGACGGACGTACTGTTGAAGCACTCGAAGAATCTCATTCGGATTTCCGCCATTGACGTTCACAGTAATGTTCGCTCCGCCCATACCAAACTCGCCAGCGCGGTCTAGTGGGATAATCGCTTCTGGACCTTTTTCGCCAATCATCGCGATTGTGGGACCCGTTGTAATTCCGCCTTCACCTAGTCGAGGCAGTTTCACTTCTGGGATGCTGCCAAAGTTCACGAACGGTCCGGCTGCTTTGTCTATCCCGTCCAGGACAGTGTTGAGCCCTTTGATTGCAAAGTTCAGACCGCCTTCTAGGCCTGAGATGACAGCGTTGATTACTCCCTTGAACGCGCCTCCGATACCGTCAAAGATTTTCTCACCTAGGTCTTTGAGCTCTTCAAATCCTGACTTGATCGCGCCGAACACAAACTTGACGACTCCCCACCAAACCATGAATCCAGATTTGATTCCGTCGATGGCTTTGCCAAAAATGTTGAATTTTGCTTGTAGTGCAACCAGTGCTGCAATGATTGCGATGATGACTATGACTCCAGTGGCGATCCAAAGAGCTGTGAACGATGCTGTGAGTGCAGTGTTGAGTGCAAGAGTAAGGGCTTGGATTGCGTTGTAAACGGCAAGGGCTGCGTTGATACCGATGATCGCTGCAGCGAACGTGCCGATCACAACTCCTAGCGTGACGATCAAGCCAGTGTTTTCTTGGGCCCATGTTGAGAACTTGAGGAGTGCTGGAATCAGTTTCTCGGCGAGTGGAGCGACAGCTGCACCGATGGACTCTTTCAGTTCGCCCATCTGAATCCCGAGGTTCTTCATCTTGCCTGAAGTCGTGTTCGCTGCAGTAGATGCCTGTCCCTTGAATGTTTCTCCCAGAGCTGCGAAAACTTCGTCGGTAGTCGCTCCGCTTTTGATTAGATCGGCGAGTGCTGGATTTAGTTTCTTGAGTGGGCCGAGATTCCCATTAAACGCCTTAGACAAAGCGTCAGAGACTGTGCCCAAATCTTTCCCAGTGCCAGCGGATACGTTAAGGGCGAGGCCGAGAAGGTCTTGAGCTTTGGTTACGTCTCCCGTTCCTCTGACCAGTGAGTCAAGTGCAGGGCGTAGCTCATCGTCGGCGACTGCTGCAGCAACTGAAGTCTTTGAGATAAAAGCCTCCACTGAGGCGACCTGGCTGTCTGTCGCTCCAGTTGTGTTTTGAAGTGTCGTCGCGAGTTTTTGAGCTGCAGCGTCATCCTCTGCGAAAGCTTTGACAGCGTCAAAGGCGACAGCACCGAGAGCTGCGATGGCAAGCCCTGCCGGCACTGCTGCCTTTTTGATTAGGAAAGATGCCTTCTGTCCGTTTGTCTCTAGTTTTTTGAAGTCGTTGATGGCTTTGTCAATGCCAGCAGGATTCCACTCTGAGATGATGGGGAGGTTAATTGCCATTAGCGTCTCACGATCCTCTTGTTCGCGTCGTTCATGACTTCTATCACGATTTGATCAACTCGACGCGTGATCTCGTCCAGATAATCGTCGGAGCGCGCCCACATGAATCGAGAAGGGCTTCGGAGTTTGCTGGTCAGATCGTTTGCAAAGTTTGGACGTGCTCGAAGGGGGTTCTTGTTGCGCGTTTGGTTCGGTCCCCGTCCAGCCATATCGGTCATTGAAAGAGCTGCACCTTTGGCGGTGATTTTCACTGTGCCGACAGACTCGAATTGTGCACCCTGCTCAAGGTTGCGTTTGCGCGCCTTTCGAGTGTCCACTTTGACAGTGACATTCTTCGACTCGTTCTTCCATGCTGTACGTCCGTTGTGCTTCTGTCCTGTCAACGGTGGCGATGAAGGTATTGAGTCTTTAATAGCAGAAACCAAAGGATCTACTGCGTATTTAATGTCTTTGGTGATCTGCCTTCGGAGGGCAGGATCAATCTTGCCGATCTCGCGGAGTGCCTGCTTCAGTCCGTCATACTCAATTCCGACTGATGCTGCCATTACTGTTTCCGTCTTTGCTCATTGATGATCTGGACACAAGTCGCCAGGTCGTCGGTTTCGAATGTGATTGTCGGAGGCCAGAATCCAGTTTCTACTAGCAGAGCTGCTAGTTGTCGCCGGAAGCCTCCTTGGTAGGGACTGCGTTCGCGGTCTCCACAACTTCAAGGTCTTCTAGTTTTTTGATGAATTCGTCAAATGAGATTGGTACGGGATGGCCTTGTTGTTTGCTGGCTTCGTAGGCCATGAACGCGAGGTCTTCCATTCCGATTCCACTCGCGAGATCGGATGATCGTCGTTTAAATTTGCGTTCCCATGAAATAATCACGAAGAGGTTTGTGATGACTTGATAGGTCTCACCGTCGGTGAGTTTGACGCTGAGTGTGAGTTTCATTTGGTGCTCCTAGTCGGGGTCGGATTACTTATTGATCAGGTGACATCACGGGCAAAGGTTCCGCCCTTGAAGGTGGCCTCGACTACTGAGAGTTCACCGACGGTCGCCGAGATCGGGGTTACCGTTTCGAGATAGCAGCCTGTCAAGGTGTACTCGGGGTTTGAGGCGGACTCGGTTGTGCCGGAGGGACTGATGACGATTGTTGAAATGACTCCGAACATTGAGTTCAGCATCGTTTCAACTTCGCTGGCGCCGTAGCCCTGGAAAAGGGTCAAGGTCAATTCATTACTGAAAAGCCCAGCGGTGAAGGTCCTGGAAGTTTGACCGAAGGCCGTATTTTCGAGCGCCTCAGCGGTCAAAGTGAGCGTTGCTGCAGAGCAGTGCTCGGTGAGACTCATTGCTGACGGGCTGGTGACGTTTACGGTCGGATTGGATAGGTATGTGACTGTTGACATTGTGTGTTCCTTTATACGCGGCTTGTGCCGATTCTGATTGTGAGGTCATATGCAGGGAGCTCAGCAGAGCCGATCTGTGCGATCGTGGGCCTACCTGAAACCACTGCGAGTGAAGAGTCCATCAGTTGATCGACGACTCCAAGAATGTAGTTTGTCGCGTCGCTGTTGCTGGGTGGCGCGCCCAGGACTCGGAGATCGATCGTGATGTCCGCCGTTTGATTGTTGAACGAAGTGAATGTAGGCAACTCAATGAACACCACCAAAGGACGAGCGTTACGTGGATCGGTAACAGGCACCAATCCAAGAGCTGTGATTGTCGCTGAGACCGCGTTGATTGTGTCTGTGAAAATCCCAGCCATTTCATGCCACTTGACTTCTCTTGATGCCGAGCAACTGGTTAATCCGACCCATTGAGGCGACGGGTGCAGCGATGTTCATATCTTGGAAGCTGTTGAACGAGTCGATGCTTCCGCGTTCTCGATAAAGCGATGCAGCCATGAGCACCACTCCAGCTTTCACTGCAGCGTCGGGGACGCTGGTCAGTGAGTCATGGTAACCAGCCTGAACTCTGCGTTTAAATGACCATGCGTTTGAAGCGTTAACTGATGAGGTCATGAAGGCTGTGTCATTGGCGGTCGCTCCGCTGATGCCGAGAAACTCGGTTAAATCGGCGACGTTAATCCAGGTGCACGTTTGTGTCCAGACCAGCGATCCGACCGGATCAGCTGCAGTTCGTGGGAGGTCGTCGCCGACATCCTGGAACAGTAATTGGTTTGGGATGATGACATCAGTGTTGAAAAGATAGTCACCTTCTTCGTCAATGCCGATGAACAAGTAGGTCGGCACTGCGAAGACGACGTGTGTTCCGTTGAGACCGTGTCCGAGGCCTGAGAGCGTGATCGTTTGACCGATCGCGATGTCAGTGCTTTCAAGGGTCTGAACGACGGCGACATTTGACAGACGCTGGTGATGCGTGACTGTGTATGTCGCCATCGTTCGTTCCCTCTACTCGACTAGTCGGATCAGGCTTTGCGGACGAACTTGGTCGCGTCAATCATTACGGACGAGAAGTACCCTCTGAACTTTATGACGCGTCCAAGAGAACCGTCACTCAGTTCAACACTGACCGCGCCACGCTGCTGTTCCCAGCACTCAAAGCCGGTGGAGTCGCCGACATAAAGGTTTGATACTCCTGCAGCGGTGAGGTTGCGATCAACTACGAGGTTGAGTCCGAAGGCGTTGCCGTTGAAGTTTGATGCTGCAGTAGTACCGAAGGCGTTCTGTGGGCCGACATTCGGGAACAGTGGACGACCAGAGTTGTCGGTCAATGCTCCGAGTGCTGCATAGTACGCGGGATTTGTTACGAGCACGTTCGGCAAGTTGCCGTTCGAGTTGTTCAAGATTTGCTCGGCGCTGTTGTAGATGAAAGCGACCCAGTCGGCAGGATCGGTCACGTCTGCGAGCGCTTCGGTTTGAGTGACTCCAGCTGCAAAAGTTCCACACGCTGCAATGTCGGTGGCGTTCGCGTAAATGCGCGCCATATCGTCAATCAAAGCACCAAGAACTTCGGGTGATGTGAAATCCATCGACTCTTCGGAGAGGTTCACATATCCGCCATAGAGGGCCTTGGTGATCTGGATGTCATCCACCACGAAGGTTCCCTGATCGAGAGGTACGAGCTCGCCATTGCTGGGCCCGATAGTCGTGTTGACAACCACCTTCGGGCGGATGAACACCTTGCCACTAGCCGGCATTTGGCGAACGCCCATTGCCGTGATGAGAGGCCTGTAGTTCGCCACAAAATTGTTGTAGATGGGCGAGATGATCGGCACCGGCAAAATGCCTGGAAGGTCAGTGTTCGTCACGTTTGGAGCTGCAGCGACGATCCGCTGGTTGAACTCTGCAAACTCTGATCCGCCTGCTGCAAACTTGATCATGTACTCGGCAGCGCTCGGCAGTTTGAACTCACGCTTTGGTGCTGCATATTGAATCGGAGCAGTGGGTACTGCTGCTTCTAGTGCTTCTGACATTTCATCCTCCTTGGATGGTTCTGGGGTTTGGGGTATTGCTTCTTCTTCGTCGGGTGCTTCCTCATCTGGTGATGAGGCAGCGACTGAATAGACCTGCGCGTCCGCGTATGCCGGAGTTGTAACCACCGAAAGTTCCACGAACTTGGCCTCAGAGACCTCTAGGGTCCCGTCTGCCAGGCGCTTGAACTTGGTGGGCACTGCACCGACCGAGACCGAATCAAGAGCTCCATCTGCCAAAAGAGCAAGGGCATCATCTGCAGCTCTTGTCGCGCTCAGTTTTGCCACGAACATCATGCCTTCAGCGGTTGACACGCGTTCAGTGACTCGGCCTATGACGCGTCGATCGTCATGAAATTCTAGGAGCTTGGGCATCGGTCCGTCTTCGGGCAGTGAGCCTTCAAGGAATACGACAGACTCCCCACCACTCAGTTGTGCTTTGACATTCCAGGGAACCGCGAGTCCTGTGATCTGACGTGATGGTTCGCCATCAGCGGAAGCGTCCAGTGTGATCTGTTGAGCTGTGAGTTGAATCATGAGGGCATCTCCTGAGGGGTCCGTGATGATGCAGGTTCTTCAATGTCGATCTGTGTCCGATTCATCTCAACATCTGCTATCAGGTCTTCGGTATCAAATTCCACGAACCTGTTACGCGGTAGGAGATCGGGGCCCGAAAGCGTTTCTTGAATGCAATCGAGATAGAGCTTGGCCCCTAGTAGGTAAAGGTCCTGTTTGGCCTGAGTGGCGTTGCTGTAGTTGTAGCCGGAAATCCCGATTCCTAGGAGGTAAGCGGGAACTCCGATTGCCCTTGAAAGTTCCAGAGCGCTGAAGTTTCGGGCTTCAACTAGCTGGAGCTTGCTGGGGTCGGTGTCAAATTGCTCATATTTAATCGCCGAGTTAAGGGCCCCCACCGCGTTAACGCGTCGGGCGTTGCTCCACGCTGCAGCGAGCTCACCGAGTGACTCAGCGTCTAGTGGTTCTGAGCTGTCGGTTTGCTGGAGGTATCCGGCGACGATCTCGTTTGAGGCGAACCGTTCGGCGGACCGATCAAGTTTGATTGCGGTCTCTAGGACTCGGCGACCTGTCCAAAGGAATCCTTGAACTGGTGAAAGGAACTGGATGACATCGGATGCAGGAACATCTAGCCCGTTGAAGGTGATCTGATTGGACTTGCCGAAGAACTGTGGACCTGGCTGGTCCAAAGTGTCAACCATTTCGCAAGGCATCCATTGGAAAGACAGTGGTCGCCCAGTGGCGGAGCTTCGAGAGGTGACGTACCAAAAAGCCCTTCCGCGCATCATTAAATCCATGCAGGTGTTTGACATGATGAAGTTGCGCGTGACCGTAGGGTCTGGGGTGTCCATCCAGGATTCGGTTTCAAGATAGATCTTCTCGTACTTTTCGCCGGTCCACTGTGTTGTGTAGTGGCGAAGGGGTAGCGCGCCGACAAGCGAGATGATCATCT